TTTGGATTTAAAAAATATAACAACCACGGATACAGTTCAAAAATAATAGAATAAATGTCGAAAATATTACCAAGAGGTATATTCCCTAGCCAAGCGGTTAGTGATGAAGAAAAAGCAGATCCTAAATATGGTTTGGAAGTAGCCAAAGCTATTGAAGGAGAATGGTTCAAAAGAGATTCAGGTGCTGTAAGATATTACGCTAATAGAGATAACTTTCACAGGCTGAGATTGTACGCTCGCGGTGAACAGTCTATACAAAAATACAAAGATGAATTATCAATCAATGGTGATTTGTCTTATTTAAATTTAGACTGGAGACCTGTACCGATTATTCCTAAATTTGTTGATATAGTAGTTAACGGTATTGGTGAGAGAACTTTTGACATTAAAGCATACTCTCAAGATCCAGCTGCAATACAGGAAAAAACAGATTATGTTACTAAAATTGTTAGTGACATGCAAAACAAGGAGCTCCTACAAACCGTTCAAAGTGAGTTTGGAGTTAACTTATTTAATGGTGATCCTAATAATCTTCCTGAAAGCAGTGAAGAACTACAGCTTCACATGCAGCTTGATTATAAGCAAAGTATTGAAATTGCTGAAGAAGAAGCTATAAACAACGTTTTAGACTATAATAAGTATCATTTATTAAAGAAAAGATTAGATTACGATTTAACTGTTATTGGTATTGCTGCTGTAAAAAACAGCTTTAATACTTCTGAAGGTATAAAATTAGAATATGTTGATCCAGCTGATGTAATTTATTCTTACACTGAATCACCATACTTTGATGATTTGTATTACGTTGGTGAAATACGTAGAGTTAGCATTGTCGATCTTAAAAAACAATATCCTAATCTAACAGATGAAGATATAAAAAACATAGAAGGTACTGGTAGCAACGCTATGCTTTACAATAAAAGCTACATGGCTTCTGACGCAGAAGACAGCAACCATGTTTATGTACTTTATTTTGAGTACAAGACTTATCAGAACCAAGTATACAAGATTAAAGAGACTTCAAGTGGCGCAGAAAAAGCTATTAAGAAGTCAGATACATTCAACCCTCCAAAAGACGCTAGATCTAGATTTGAAAAAGTACAAAGGTCTATAGAGGTTTTATATCAAGGCGCTAAGATTATTGGACACGAAGGTATATTAGAATGGAAATTAGCTGAAAACATGACAAGGCCAAAGTCAGACACTACTAAGGTTAATATGTCTTACAATATTGTTGCGCCTCGTGTTTACAAAGGTAAAATCGAATCACTTGTTAGTAGAATGACTTCGTTTGCTGACATGATTCAATTAACTCATTTAAAGCTTCAGCAGGTAATGTCACGCATGGTTCCTGATGGAGTTTATCTTGATGCTGATGGTATTGCTGAGATTGATTTGGGTAACGGAACAAATTATAATCCGCAGGAAGCACTAAACATGTATTTCCAGACTGGTTCTGTTATCGGTAGATCGATGACACAAGACGGTGAGTTTAACCACGGTAAAGCACCTATTCAAGAGTTACAATCATCAAGTGGAGGTCAAAAAATATCTAGCTTAATTAATTCTTATAACTATTACTTGCAAATGATGCGAGATGTTACAGGTCTTAATGAGGCTAGAGATGGTAGTATGCCAGATGAAAAAGCACTTGTCGGTGTACAAAAACTAGCTGCTGCTAATTCAAATACAGCCACTAGACATATACTTCAGTCTGGTTTATACTTAACACTTAAAACTGCAGAAGCTATTTCTCTTAGAATATCTGATGTTCTTGAGTATGGCAATACTAAACAAGCTTTCGTTCAAGGTATAGGTAAATTTAATGTTGGAACATTAGAAGAAGTAAAAAATCTACACTTGCATGACTTTGGTGTTTTCTTAGAGTTAGCTCCAGATGATGAAGAAAAACAACTGTTAGAAAACAATATTCAGATAGCTTTACAAAGAGATCAAATACATTTAGAAGATGCTATTGATATTAGAGAAATTAAAAATATCAAATTAGCTAATCAATTACTAAAAGTTAGAAGACGCAAAAAAGCTCAAGAAGACAGAAAGCTTCAAATGGAAAATATTCAAGCTCAGTCTGAGTCTAATGCTAGAGCTGCTCAAGAATCTGCCGCCGCTGAAATGCAAAAAGAACAAGCGCTCAGCGAAAGCAAAGCTCAGCTAGAGCAAGTTAAAGCGCAACTTGAAATACAAAGACTTGAAAAAGAAGCCGCTGTCAAGAAAGAACTTATGCAGTATGAGTTTGAGTTAAACATGAGACTTAAACAAGCTGAAATGCAAGTGATTAATGATAAAGACAAGTACAAAGAAGATCGTAAAGATGCTCGTACTAAAATTCAAGCAACTCAACAATCTGAGTTAATTGAACAACGAAAAGGTTTTACTGGTCCAAAAAACTTTGAATCCGCAGGTAATGATGTGCTTGGTGGATTTGGTTTAGAGCAGTTTGAGCCTAGATAAAATTTTAAAAATTTATATTATATCTTATTATGGAAGAACCGATTAAAGTAAATCTTGTAAACGAGGAAACACCTTCTATGCAAGAAAAAGAAGAACAAGTGTTAGAGTCTGCTGGCGTAGACACTAAACAAGATGATGGTGTTTATAGAGTTGATTTATCTAAACCACCAAAAACACAAGAAGATGCCGTTCAAGAGCAAAGCACAGATGAGGTACCTGTTTCTGAAGGAACCGAAACTAGCCAAGAAGTGGGCGAAGAAGTACGAGGTTCCGAAGAACCTACCGAACAAGAAGAATCGATAATTGAACTAATTAAAGAAGAAAGCAATGCCGAAAAAGTGCAGCAAGGGCAAGAAGAGCTACAGCAGCAAGCCCAAAGCCAAGAAGAAGAGCTACAGCAAGAAGAAGTAGCACAGCCAATTGATCTACCTGAAAATATTCAAAAAGTCGTAGACTTTATGAAAGAAACAGGTGGTACCCTAGAAGATTATGTTCGTTTAAACACTGATTACTCAAGTGTTGACGAAAAAACTCTTTTAAAGGAATATTATAAGCAAACTAAGTCTCATTTAGATAACGAAGAGATTGACTTTTTAATTGAGGATAATTTTTCTTTTGATGAAGATCTAGACGAAGAAAGAGATATTAAGAGAAAAAAATTAGCTTATAAAGAAGAATTGACTAAAGCTCGTAAATTTTTAGGTGATCTTAAGAGCAAGTATTACGATGAAGTTAAAATGACATCTAGACTTGCTCCAGATCAAAAAGAAGCTATTGAGTTTTATAATCAATATAAACAACAGCAGGAAGAACTAACTGCTGTGCAAGCAAAACAAAGCGAGGCTTTTGTAAAACAAACTGAAAGTTTTTTTAACCAAGAATTCAAAGGTTTTGATTTCAATGTTGGTGAGAACAAATATAGGTTTAAAGTACAAGACGTTGAGCAAACCAAAAAAGCACAAAGCGACATTGTAGAAGTGTTTGGGAAGTTCCTAGATGAAAATAACATGTTGAAAGATGCTAGTGGTTATCACAAAGCTTTATTTGCTGCTAGAAACGCCGATAAAATAGCAAATCATTTTTACGAACAAGGCAGAGCTGAAGCTATTAAACAAATTGAAGCAGAAGCTAAAAACATTAACATGGATCCAAGAAAAACCAATCAAGGTTTTGTAGAAGCCGGGGGAGTTAAAGTGAGAGCTGTATCTGGTGAAGATAGTTCAAAACTAAGGATAAAAATAAAACAATAACAAAAAATCTAAATTAAAATGGGATTATTTAAAGGAGGTTCACCTATTATAGGTGCTGAACCATCACCAACTAAAACGCTTTATGGCGGAAACTATCTGTCTTTTACAGACGGAAATAGAGACTGGTCACAGCAATTTTTACCAGAACTATATGAGCAAGAAGTAGAGCGCTACGGAAACCGTACAGTTTCTTCTTTCTTACGTATGGTAGGAGCTGAAATGCCAATGGCTTCAGATCAAGTTGTTTGGTCAGAGCAAGGTCGTCTTCACATTTCTTACTCTAACGCTGAGATTACAGCTGTAGATGATAACACTATCGCTATCGCTGATCACGCTATTAGAGCTAACCAAACTATTGTTGTTTCTGACGGTCTTACAACTGTTAAAGCTTTTGTTAAGTCTGTTGCTCAAGATGGTAATAGCATCGAGGCTTTCCCTTACGCTTCAGCTACTTGGCCAGCATCTTTCGTTGCAGACAACTTAAAAGTGTTTGTTTACGGTTCTGAGTTTGCTAAAGGAACTGTAGGTATGACTGGATCTGTAGACGCAGGTTTCGAAACTCTAAGCAACTCACCTATCATTATCAAAGATAAGTACAGTATCAATGGATCTGATGCTTCTCAAATTGGATGGGTTGAAGTTACTACTGAAAACGGAGCTGGTGGATACTTATGGTACATCAAGTCTGAGCACGAAACTCGTCTACGTTACGAAGATTACTTAGAAATGTCTGTTGTTGAAGGAGAGCTTGCTAAAGTTTCAATCACTGACGCTGACGGTAAAACTATGAAAGGTACAGAAGGTCTTTTCTCTGCTATCGAAGATCGTGGTAATATCTACCAAAACTTTGGTTCTGGAGAAGCTACTCTTCAAGATAGTGGAGCTGACAGATCTGCTCTTCAAGATTTCGATGAGATTCTTAAGAACTTAGACAAGCAAGGAGCTATCGAAGAGAACGTTCTTTTCTTAAACCGTGAGACTTCTCTTGCTTTTGATGACATGCTTGGTGCGGTTAACGCTCACTACAACGGTGGTACTTCTTTTGGAGTTTTCAACAACTCTGAGGATATGGCTATCAACTTAGGTTTCTCTGGTTTCCGTCGTGGATCTTATGATTTCTACAAAACTGACTGGAAATACCTAAACGATGCGTCAACTCGCGGTCTAACTAGCGATATTTCAGGTGTTCTTGTTCCTGCAGGTACTTCATCTGTTTACGATCAGATGTTAGGTAAAAACATCCGTCGTCCATTCTTACACGTACGTTACCGTGCTTCTGAAGCTGATAACCGTCGTATGAAGTCTTGGATCACTGGATCTGTTGGAGCTGCTACTTCTGAAGAAGATGCAATGAACGTAAACTTCTTATCTGAAAGATGTTTAGTTGTTCAAGGAGCTAACAACTTCGTGTTATTCAAAAATGCTGCACAGACAGCTGGCTAATAACTAAAATGTAGGATTTACCCTCGGTGTTGCATCGGGGGTAAAATCTTACTAATCTTTTTATCAAATATTATTATATAATGGCTACAAAAAAAAATGAGCGAAAAGCAGTTGAAGCTGCTTGGGAGATCAAAGATAGAAACTACTATCTTTTAAGTAACAAAACACCATTGACGTTTACACTAGCGTCAAGACACAAAAGATCACATCCATTAATGTGGTTTGATGAAGAATCTGGTTATTCCAGAGAAATAAGATATGCTTCAAATCAAAAATCTGTATTTGCAGACGAACAAACAGGTTATAGTACTTTAGAGCATATTGTTTTTACAAATGGTACGCTATTTGTTCCAAAAGAAAAACAAGCTCTTCAAAAACTTCTTTCTTTATATCATCCTCAAAGAAATAGAACTTATGCTGAGGTAGATACGGTTAGAGAAGCCGAAGACGTAATTGATACTATAGAGCTAGAATTAGAAGCTCTAACAGCTGCTAAAAACATAGATATTGATTTAGCTGAAGCTGTGGTTAGAACAAACATCGGTTCTTCTGTATCTAAGATGACTTCT